AAACCTGGCACCAGCTATCAAGGGATCAAAGTTTAGTTGATGAGTTTAGTCAAAACATAAGACTGCACTACTACTTACAATTAGATAAAGTATTACGACACGACTTTATAGGCAAGACTGTTACATTTAAAGATATATTAATTCATATACATACATTCTATCCCGACCTATACGATGATATTATTCAAAAAACCAAGAATATATGCGCTGTCCTAGACTAGATCACTTTGTGCGTTTTAATCCCAACGGTACTGTTAGCCGTTGCGGCCATATGGTTGCACCCGCACAGTTTGACTCACTAGAGGCAATGGATAACAGCGTATGGTTGCGTAAGGTAAAAGAACAGTTCACCCAAGACTCTTGGCCCACAGAATGTCGTCGTTGTGAACAAACAGAAAACATCAGCGGTACTAGTATTAGAACACATGCTATTAAATTTGAAAAGACACAGCTATTAGATGACTATCTTGTTGTGGGCGGAGTGCTAGATAATATTTGTAATAGTGCTTGTCAATTTTGTAATGAAGATCTTAGTACCAAGATTGGCAGCTTAAAATCTAAAACCTATCCCATCATCGATAACACCAATCGCTTCTGGGAGTTACCCGTCGACCGTGTTACACATTTAGATTTAAATGGTGGCGAACCAGCACACAGCAAGAACTACAAAAACATTTTAGCCAACTTGCCCAACAGCGTACAAAGCATTAGACTTAATACTAACGGTAGCACAGTATTAACTGAACTAGAAGATATCGCCAACAGAGGCATTGACGTTACTGTTACTGTTAGCTTTGATGGAGCAGAATCAGTACATGACTATGTTCGTTGGCCGGTAACATGGGACAAATATATTCGTAATGTCCTGGCTTATAAAGAAATGCCAGTTAAATTAAACTTATGGACTACGGTGTGTGCTCTTAATGTTGGAGAATTGCCACGTTTAATTAGTCTAGCTAATCGGTTTGATATTGACCATAGCTGGGCATTATTAGACAGTCCGGATCCACTAAACATAAAATACAAAAATCGTTTTACTTTGTCTGCACGTGAACACGTAGAACACTTAGTTGATTATATTGCTATAGATAGAGATAACACCAACGACCTTGATAAATTTATTCAAGCGCAGGATCAATTGCGAGGCATAAGTATTCAGGACTACATTCAATGAAGATAGCAATCACAGGACACACAGCCGGTATTGGCCAAGCACTGGCAACAGCATACGAAGAAGATGGGCATACTATTGTTGGCCTGAGCCGTAGTAACGGTTTTAATATTCGTAGCACCCCTAAGGTAGCTGACGTTATCGAAGTATGCGATGTGTTTATTAACAATGCACAAGCAGGCTACGCACAGACAGAATTACTATTAGAAGTACATAAGCGTTGGGTATCTACTCGTAAACGCATTGTGGTTGTTAGTACTATGCTTACACAGTTTCCTGTTACAGTAGTTCCAGGATTAGAAGAATATCATTTACAAAAACGTGCATTAGAAGATGCTGTGGCACAACTACGTTATAAAATGTCTGGGCCACAAATTACCTTAGTTCGTCCCGGCATGGTGGCCACGCACTCAGAATTGCAAGCTGGCACAGATCCAACTACATGGGCTAGAGTACTAGTTTCTATGCTACGTATGGCAGATGCTAACGGTTTAGATATTCCAGATATTAGTCTAGGGCAAAAGATATGACGCCAAAAGAAATGTTAACCAACAAAGCCTTCTGTCCTATTCCTTGGACAGGATTTTATGTTGACACTTCTGGCGCAGTAAAAAATTGCATTTGTAGTTACGAAACAATAGGTAATTTAAAAGATGATTCGATCCAAGCCATTCTCCATGGTGAAAAGAATACAGCAACAAAGACGCAGATACTTGCAAAGCAGGAGCCCAACACATGCGGATACTGCTATAGTTTGGAAAAGGATAAACGGTCGTTTGATATTGTCAGTAGTAGAGTCTACTACCTTAAAGAGCTCAAAAAAGTAGATCCGGAGTTGTATAAACGTGCTGATGCGTTTGATTTACATCATGTTGATGTGCGTTGGTCAAATACTTGCAACCATGCTTGTGTCTATTGCGATCATGTATTAAGTAGCAAATGGGCTAGCGAGTTGAACTTGTACGTAGAACAACCGAGTGATGCCCGCAAGCAAGAACTCAAAGATTATATATTCAGCAATGTACACCAACTTAAAAACGTGTATATGGCCGGCGGTGAACCATTGCTCATGCGCGAAAACGAAGAGTTCTTACAACTTCGGTTAGAAAAGAAGCCCGACGGAACGGTTAGAGTAGATACCAATTTAAGTAAAACAGAAACACGCATACTAGACTTGCTGTGTCAGTTTAAAAATGTACACTGGACTGTTAGCGCAGAAAGTATGCGCGAAGAATTTGAATACATGCGCTATGGTGGTGTGTGGTCTAACTTTTTAAACAACTTAGAAAAGATTCGACAATTACCGCATAAGATTACATTTAATATGGTTTGGACTATACTAAATGCTCAAAGCATGTTTACCACTGTTGATTATTTTCGAGACCAAGGCTTTGGACCAAACGCATTTATATTAACCGCAGTAAAATGGCCTGGGCATTTTGATACTAGACATTTACCAGAAAGCCAGTTACAATCTATAAAGCAAATATTAGAGTCCAGGATTAAAGAACGTCCTGGGTTCCTATTGGAAGATGGTTATCGTAATTTGTTAACACATATAGAACAACCATTTGAAAAGAATTTAAGCAACACGTTTAAAGAACTAGCAGTACTAGATAGTAGAAGAAACTTAGATAGCAGTAGAATTTTTAAAGATTTATACAAGGAAAATTATCATGGCAATTAACAAACCATTTGACGTATCAAAATTTCGTAAAAGCATTACCAAGAGCATTGACGGCATTAGCGTAGGCTTTACTGATCCAACAGACTGGATCAGCACAAACAATTACGCACTTAATTATCTTATCAGCGGTGACTTCCATAAAGGTGTGCCACTAGGTAAAGTTACTGTGTTTGCCGGAGAGTCTGGCGCAGGTAAATCATTTATCTGTTCCGGTAACTTAATTAAAAATGCACAAGAGCAAGATATTTACGTTATCCTTATTTATACAGAAAACGCACTTGACGAGCCATGGCTCAAAGCACTAGGCGTAGACACTAGCGAAGATAAACTTCTCAAGTTAAACTTGGCCATGATTGACGATGTTGCTAAACTAATCAGCGATTTTGTTAAGAACTACAAAGAGATCCCAGAAGATCAACGCCCTAAAGTATTGTTTGTATTAGACAGCTTGGGAATGATGCTTACACCAACTGACGTTAATCAATTTGACGCAGGTGACTTAAAAGGTGACATGGGCCGTAAACCTAAGGCACTTACAGCATTAGTTCGTAACTGTGTTAATATGTTTGGTGCATTAAATATTGGTCTAGTATGTACCAACCACACATACGCTAGCCAAGATATGTTTGATCCAGATGACAAGATCTCCGGTGGCCAAGGCTTTATCTACGCAAGTAGTATTGTTGTAGCTATGCGTAAGCTGAAGTTAAAAGAAGATGAAGATGGTAACAAGATCTCAGAAGTAAAAGGCATTCGTGCGGCATGTAAGATTATGAAAACACGTTATGCTAAACCGTTTGAGTCAGTACAGGTTAAGATCCCATATGAAACAGGTATGAATCCCTACAGCGGTATGGTAGATTTGTTAGAAGGTAAAGGATTGTTAGCCAAAGAAGGCAACAGTCTTAAATACACTCTAGTAGACGGCACAGTTATTAAACAGTTCCGTAAAGCGTGGGAAAGAAATGATGATGGTAGCTTGGATAAGGCTATGGCAGACTTTGCTTCTAATCCACATAAAGATACGGTGATTATTGCAGATGCACCAGAAGAGGAAACAGTAGAATGAGTATCGAAGTTGAAGTTTTAAGCGAACTGTATACTATTATGAAACAGTACGTTCCTAGCAAAGATCGCCAGGAATGCGCCGACAACTTAATGAGTGTTATGGTTGATATGCTGGGCGACAAAGAACTTAAAGAGTTTGGTAGTACCGACGCAACTCTAAAACGTGCTCTTAAAGAATACGTAGAAGAGGACGAAGACGAACTCGAAGATGATGACGGCGACTGGTAAAGTCTTTCCAATTAAAAACAATGCCGCTTGTGTATTTAAATGGTCCTGGAATACGTTCCGTTTATACACAGGCGAAAGTTCTAGCTGTCATAGAGTTGAACCTGTTTACGTTAGCTTAGACAAGTTTGACACATTTAATAATACCCTAGAAGTACAAGACGATCGTGCCCGCATGTTGGCAGGCTCTTGGCCCAAGGCAGGACGTGGCTGTGAGTACTGTAGAGATATGGAACAAGCAGGAGGTATGAGCGATCGTACATTCCATAATGAAATTCCGGGATTGACACCTATAGATTTCGATGGATCAACTACAGCAACTCCTCGCATTGCTGAACTATATCTTAACAATACTTGCGACTTGGCCTGTGTATATTGTTTGCCTATATATAGTAGCCGTATCAATGAAGAACTAAAAAAGTACGGTCCGTATCCCGTAGGTTTGCCACCAATTGTTCCAGTTAGCAATCAAGAACAGTATCTTGAACGTTACCTAGATTGGCTAGATAAAAACTACACAGGTATTTTACGATTACATATCTTGGGCGGTGAACCCTTGCTACAACGAGAGTTTTGGAATGTCCTGGACTTTATGAGTAAGCGTAAGCATACAGAGTTAGAGTTTCATATTAATACTAATCTAAATGCTAATCCTGCAACAGTTAAAAGATTTGTTGACATAGCCAAACAGTTAATATCAGAAAAGCGTATACGTAGAGTAGACATTAGCTGTAGCTTAGACTGCTGGGGACCACAAGCAGAATTTATACGCAATGGATTAAGTTTAGCACGTTGGCAAGAAAACTTTGAATACCTAATCAGTCATAAATGGTTGTACATTAACGTACATCAAGTGTTAAATTCCTTGAGTATTGGTACCGCATTAGAATTACAGAATCGAATTGGCAAGTATAAAAAGACTAATCCAAATATTACACAAGCATACCACGCAGTAGATGGCCCAAATGAATTAATATATCGCCCAGAAATTTTTGGTAGTGAATTCTTTGAATCAAAACTAGCAGAACTGCTAGATAATTATCCTGTTACTAGAGACTGGGATAATACAGCTAGACAAAGACTGGAAGGTATAGTAAAATTAATAAGATCTAGCACTCCAGATTTATCTAGACTAAGTAAGTTAAAAGAAACATTAGATGCTATTGACCATAGACGTAGTACAGATTGGAAACTGTTATTTCCCAACATTAACGAATACTTAAACAATGTTCTATAACAAAATTGTATCAAACCTCGGAGAGATTCCTAACTTCATTACATACTATGAAGGAGAACTTATTACGGCCAAGGCAGATATTAAGATTCGTGGCCGAGTGGAATCTGCTCTAAGCAACTTGCCCGGCGAAACGGAACACAGATTTAACCAACTACAAGAAATTGAAGCAGTACTAGAATTTCTAAACATACAATTACGTAAGATACGTCAAAAACATTACAAAAAATATTTAGAAGCATACGCAAGAGCACTTACCAGTCGAGATGCTGAAAAGTATGCAGAAGCAGAAGATGAAGTTATTGATATGGAAACTATCATTAACGAAGTAGCACTATTGCGTAACAAATGGCTAGGTGTTATGAAAGGTATTGAGTCAAAGAACTTTATGCTAGGACACGTGGTTAGATTACGCACAGCTGGAATGGAAGATATTGTTGTATGACCTTAAAAATTTTACTTACCCGGCACGAAACATTTGCCAACGAATACTTGTCGGATGCTGTATTTGATGGATTGTGTGAGCTAGGTGACGTTGAAGTAACCGATGAACCACGCTTATGGTACATGTACAAAGATGGAAGTCCGGGCACAGGTAAGTTTAAATCACACACTGAGCTACATGGACGTGGCTTTACTATGTACAGATTAATTGGCGATGACAGCCATATTGATCGTACAGATATCGAAGGCAAAATTAAAAGCCATTACTTTGACCTATGCATACTAGCACGTAGCGACTTTGGTAGTCCTTACGAAGACTTAATTCTAGAACACTACCCTGCTAATAAAATTATTATCATTTGCGGCAAAGATCAAGATGAGTTTAAACACTATAGAGATACTACACACCTAATAGGGCGTGGCACTTACTTTAAACGAGAGCTAACTTTCTATAATCCTAGGCTACAGCCTATTCCTTATGCTTTCCCTGGGCAAAAGTTAATTAATCGCCCAGAAGTACAAAAAGATAAAATTATAGCAGGTGCATTGCCTATCGAAGGTGGCAACAACAATCAAAAATATACATTCACAGTTGAACGTGAGTACTATGATGATTATGCTCGTAGCTTTTTTGGACCAACTTGGAAGAAAGGTGGCTGGGATTGTTTACGACACTATGAGATTATAGCCAATAAGTGTTTGCCTTGGTTTACAGATATACATCAATGCCCGGTACTAACTTGCCCAACATTACCCAAGAGAGAACTACAGACTATTACAGAAATGATTGGGCATAAGAGCTGTCTCTTCTACACATCTGACGCTGCCGACGATCTACTCTGTGTAGATCTC